AAGAGATATCTCTTACTCTCTGTGTTCTTAATTACCTATAAGAATGTTATAGTTTAATGTTGTTATAGGTAATTAATATTACCTAATATTTTAAGGTAGTAACTATCAGGAGTTTGCCCTCCTGATAGCGTCTCCTGGAAAGGAGGTTAACATGTCAGTTTATGATCTAGGATTAGAATCCGGGTTAGTAACCGACAGAGTTGATACCCTCGTATCAACTATAAAAAATCGGTTAGAAAAATATCCATATTCTAATCAAAATATCAAAGATATAGTAGATAAAATATCTACTAATATCAAGTTGCTGGATAAACAACCAGCCAAACAAGAAGCATATAAGCTTCAAGTTTATGATTATCTAAATAATTTAGATTACAAGCTAAGAAGACTAGTTGCATAAAACTAGCTACCAGGGTTTAGCCCTGGTGTAATAATTCTCTAAAGGAATATTAAGATTAATATTGCTTTAGGTAATTAAACCAAAAATTAACATAAGGAGTACACAATGGTACGCAGTAAAGAAGGAAAACAATTAGAGTTATTAAGAACTCTAAATAAAAGGTTTCCAGAGATAGCTCTGGATAAGGATGATATTGATGGTGCTAATAGGAGACGAATAGTAGATCTTCTTATAGCAAATAAAGATGTAAATATGATCTTAGGCACATTAGAAACACTAGGTTTAGACCATGGTGTTCTAAATGCAGGCATATTAGAAAATATTCATAAAGTATCTAACGATGTGCTTTATGAAATAAAGGGTTTATACTTTAGAACCAAATCTAAAGTTAGACCTGAAGTATTTATGCCTACTTTTAGTGGTCTATTAGCAGATGGTGTCGATATAGATCGATTAATAGAGGTTATGCAGAAAACATTAGAAACAGAATGCCTAACCGAAGAAAGAGTCGCTGCTAGAGCAGCTGAAAAAGAAAATGAAAGGAAAGAAGAAATGGAAAGCAATGAACAACCAACAATCGTAATAGATCTAAATGATCCAATAGGAAAAAGAAGCATAAACGATCTTATGGACGAGTGGACCGAGGAACTTCGGGCGGAGCGTGATGCAGGCGAGGAATTAAAAGAGGGTGTTGACGAAGAGTTAAATAGCTTTAAAGACACCATAAACGAGCTTAAAGAGGAGACTATTAATAAAACTCAAGAGGTATTTAATAAACTTAAAGAAGCTCGTAATAAGAAAGAAGAAGAAAAAGCAAAAGAAGAAAACTCTTCTATCTGGTTGAAACTTGCGATAGGCGCTGCAGTTGGTACTGTAGTTGGTGTAGGCGTTTGGGCTTACAAGAAATATTTCGAAGAGTAAAAAAGGAGGATGCTATGGCATCCGAAGAAAAAAGCAATGAGAGGGTATATACCCTCTTGGGATATATGGTTTTAGGTGCTATAGCTTTTATAGTTATAACTGGTACTAGAATAAATAAAATATAAAGGATATAAAATGGAAAAAGAAATTAAGAAAAATAGCGTAGAGATAGAAATAAGCAGCATGGGCCTAGGGGTTCTTGTTGGAGCGGTTATAGGTCTCGCAGCTTATGGTGCCTATGTGTTAGGCAGCAAGATTGCTGAAAGTTTTGAATAATAGAGGGTAGTTATACCCTCTAAATTAATAAGGAACATGATATGCAGAATGTGGCCTGTGCTATAAGGTATGCAATCATAGCAGCTGGTGCCTTAGCATGGGCTGCTCTTGCATACATGGTATTGTGTTTCAATAACTAATGTTGGAGGCGTTATGACCTCCCTTTTTTATTTTTAACATAAAAGGAAAAATTATGGAAAATGCGAATACAGAAAATGTAAATAAAGAACCTAAAGAAAGTAAAGAACTTAGTAAACTTGCCATAGGCGGGTTTATGTGCTTAGGTGCTGCGGTAGCGGCTGCTGCAGTATGGGGTATTAAATGGGTGGCAGACTACGTAGAGTTGTCTAGTATAGAGTTAATAGAGGATTAAATATGATACCGGAAATAAGAAAAGGAGAACAATACCTAGCTATTGATAAGATAGAACCGGGTTTTGTTTATAAGCTAGAGACTAGTGGAGATAAATGTATTTTCGTGCAGTTTTTAGATAATAAAGAAGCGGTGGATATACTAACAGCTGAAAAATGTGATCATATCTACCCGTCATTCGAGGAAGGTTATAATACTAACTTTAGTATTATAACTCCGTTTAGTAAGAGGAGAACTATTGTGACATTACCAGATAATGGTTATGTTCCAGTAATAAATCTTACTACGGGTGAGGTCAAGGTTATATCAGGCGCAGAATATAACTCTGCTATTAGAGAAGTAGCTGAGACTGGGTATCCACTTTTAGTTGCCGAACTTAACCATTACGAAGTAATTTCATATGGTAAAAAGTTGGGTAACTTAATCATGTTATCATTACCATTAAAGAATCAAGACGATTCTTTATCATTGGTTTGGAAACCAGTATACAAAGATGAGATCAACGGAGAAATAAAATTTCTTAAGACTCCAGAGGAGATTAAGAAAGCCTATGATCTTAAACGTATAGAAGGTGACATTGATTTGGAGTACTATTACTATAATTGGAACATTACTCCAAAAGAAGAACAAGACGAGGTGCTAGCGTGGGTCTCTGTCAATGACTGGGGCTTCAAGTTGGCTAACAAAATAAATAGACTAGTATAGGGATTTTTCCCTATACTAGTCTACTATCATATTTTTTTCTAATGTTTCTAACGTTGGGTAGTTACACATATCGGACATATATGTAACTTGATTAACTTTACCAAACATAAAGTTAATATTCGATAGACGCATAGTGTCTTCATTAGCTCCTTCGACTGATAATATCTCTCGTGATGTTGTATCTTTAGATACGTTAGCAGCAAATATGGAACTTGGATAAGCACTAACAGCATCAGCATCGAATACATATCTTTTAATCATCTCATCACTTACTGGTCCATCTAAAGCGTCTAGATAATTAATAGCAGACGGATGAATTTGATCTATATCTAACATTACTCATTTGTCTTATATCACTATAAGGATCGGACTATATCATTATTCTATCTATATAAAATATTCCCCATTTCCCTCTCGGTATACCTATATGTTCTAATATAGGGTTTACTAGTCTCTGAACGTTCTTCATTTAGAAGCTTCGCTGCTGATTGACTTACTATAAGCTTTCCAGCAATTAAAGGAATTTTACTTGGACAGTAATTCTTTATCCAAGAATCCAAGCCAGGTAGATCTTCATCCTCTTCTATCATTGGGGGTTTACAACTCATAACCTGACCTCTTTCGAGATTAAAATAAAACATGTTCGTTACAATCTTTTTAGGACCACTATTAAATATAGCAAAATCCGCCATACCACTTAATGCTCTTATCTTAATCTTCAAATCCTGTATCTCATTATCTAACAGTATCATCGCCATGGTATCCCATTGGTTATATATTACATATTCTAATGGTTTCTTACTTACCATATATTGGTGCCAATCTATGCCTGCTAGATCTTTTGTATTAGGATCGTCAAAATGTAATTTCTTAAACTTCTCTCCTAAGTTAGCTTCTATAATAGCGTTTAGAGAATAACCTCCAGGGTTCTGTTTCTGCCCTGATCTTACAAAGTTATAAGCTTGCATAGCATCTATAAGAAAGAAACTAGCTGGTGCTTGTACGGTTATCCATTGTTCATGTGGGGCAATTGGTTTTACTTTACCAGAAGCTGTTACTTTTTGAAATACGCCTTTATTATACTTATAGTATCTGTATTCTGGTTTAATCCTAGGATCTGATACTAAATCTGCCATATTTCCGCCAAGACTTAAATATCTTGCTTCTATAGTTGGAATATCAAATGCTATGTTCCATATGGCTAGAAAATCAGGCTGCCACTGATGAACTGTTTTAAAAGCTCTCTCTATAACATCTTTCTCTGTTTTACAAACATCATAAGTAAGTTGTACATTCTTTGCTATTTTTTCATCTGGAAAACTAGCTCTTGCTAATTTCTCTAACTTCTCTTCTACACCATTTGTAAATGGTAAGAAACTCTCTAATATCGTTGTATAGATTCTATCCTCTAAACATACTGAAATCAAAATTATTTCATCTGTTAATGTATTAGTCTCAATATCTAATGCACATACTATATTCGGAGATGACATATTAGGATATTTCTTAATATATTTATACATTATCTCATCACTAGCCTTAACATCGGTTCCATATAGATAAGGAGAATTCGTTAACATTCTCATTTGGCTACAACCTCTATACTGATCTCCTAACCTTGATGCTACTTCTTTCGCTAATTTCGTTTGCGTTGCTCTATAATGGTTTAACTTACCTATTTCTTCAGTCTCTTTTTTCTGCTGATGGTTTTTATAATTCTCTTTAGTAACCCAAAATGACCGCATATAGTTTTTAATAGGTCTAAGATTCCTTATCATGGTTCCGTCGTTATAATGCCAAACCTCTTTAACATAATGCATATCTGGTATATCAAATTGTTCATTACCCATAACATGACTAACGAACTTACACTCTCTACCTTTCAATCCACCATGAATATCAGGATCTGGGGCTATCATCATTTCACTAGTTACGTTTAGTTCCATATTACCCTCCTTCTTCTAATCTTACAAATCCTCTTAGTCTTAGAAATAAATATCCCTGAAGTTAACCCAAACCATAACAAGGAGAATACCAATATGAGTAAACTTTACGAGATACTGAATGATGCTAAGAAAGTTGATAAAGCTATAGCATCTAAACACGTCATTCTTCCATTATCTAAAATTTTAGGTGTAATGAGAAATGAAGACGGTGAAGTACTTGATGAAAACCAGGATCTACTTACTACTGATCCATATTTTGTAAAATTTATAAAAGAAGAATGGTCTAAAAACTATACTCAGGATTCTTTAACTTATACTTTTAAATGTAAAGTCAAAGAGAAAGACCTTCCTCATGAGGCTAAAATTCATGTTAGGTGTACAGAAGAAACTAAATTTGGGGAGACCAGTTTAGGTACAATCATAGACTCTGATTTTATCTTTGCAGATAGCGACTTAGAGTACTATGTTGATTTTACAGATAAGAAAATCTATGCTGTAGATAATGAAGATGTTGAAACTGAAGCTGAGGTTCTAGAAGATGTTAACCTTCTACTAGAGAAACCAAGAACAGTTGCTTACCATACTGAATATCCTACAGAAGAAGATGATTGGTCAGAAGCATTAGGAATAGAGAAACCAGATGTTCCTCCAGTACCTGATCCAGAGCCTAAACCAGAACCTAAGCCTGAACCAAAACCAGAGCCTAAACCTGAAGAGAAGAAACCAGAAGAGAAAAAACCGGAGTCTAAAGATAAAGGTAACTCTGATGATTCTAAATCTTCTAAGAAACGTAAGATAGCTGGAATAGTAGCTGCTGTTATTATACTAGTTGCTATTGTAGGTCTTACGATTTACCATATGTAATAAGTTAACTTCATAAACTATAGAGTACTAGAGCTAATGCTAGCTCTAGTACTCTACTTCTTTTTAAAATGCATATTTTTTACTACCACCAATATCAATACGTTTCAATCGGTTTTCGCTGCTTATTTTATCTAGCATATCTTGTAGGTTAAACGAAACTATAAAATCGTTATCTAATGTGCTATATAATGCTTTCGTTTTAGCTATTAACTGTTGTGTTATATAAGGATCTTCACAACGTTTAATTCTATCTAGATAAACATCTATTGTATCTTTAATTTGCTTTTGTTTAGCTTTTCTATACTCTTCTATAGGGCCGCCATTCTCTTCTGTCATACTTAACTTAACTCCAGCTAGTATTTTCTCTTTATCGATACCATAAAGTTCATGATTTTTAGCCTGTGTAAGGAAGAAAATAGGCAAAATAGCACTAATTACAAAATCGTCATGACCATTAGCTGGATGGTCTATACGCCCATTTTTTACTATCAAAGACTCTAATTCGGTTACCAGATCTTCATCTCTTGTTAAATGTGCTGTATATTTCATAGTAAAGTTAAAAACTGTGCCATATAGGTTATCTCTACTATTCTTACCAATACCAGAAGTCCTATATCCAAACTCTCTTCTGTACTTATTATACCATTCATTCAGGTTCCAGCTTTTATTAATGTTACTCCAAGCTGCTTCATAGTCTTGCCTAATATCTTTCTCATCTACTACATAGTTAAATATTCTAGTAAACGGGTTAATACCTTTACTAATAAATATTTGTGCTATAGTATCTATAATCGCTACTCCAGTAGATTTTGCTTCCGGGACAAAAGTTACATTAGGATACTTAATTAAGAAGTTAGCTACAAAGTTACTTAATGTTAACACGTTTGTTTCGTTTATTAATGCGGTACAAATTACTTCTCCCGTAACAATATCTCTACCACAGAATGTAGTATTGTCGTTACCTATCATTTCAGAACTATCCATACCTAAAACTATTTGTCTTCCATTAAGACCATTCATAACATCTTCTTCTGGTATGTACCAGTTCATAACATAACCTTCTGTACTTATATCTATATAAGATTTACTAACGATAGATTCTCTTAGTTTAATAAGATTTTCTTTAGAGATAGGAGAAGCGGCAGTACCTTGTGACCATTTATTCAAGAAGTCAGCTTCAGCTCTATCACCAGTAGCATTCGCTTCTAATATTCTCTCTTTTAGCCATTGGTCTGTTTTACCAAGTTGTCTATGGTTAAACTCTATTAGTATACTAAAGTTACCTCTTCTTGTGTTTTTCCTTACAGTACTTTCTAGTTCTTCATGTGTTGGAAGATCTAAGAACTTCTCTGTCCATCTACAACAACTATCGTAAATAGATTTAGCATAAGCTCCTTCTTCTGTGTTAACATAACCAGGAGTTGTAGTATAAGTATTGTAGTAATGCGATCCTGAAGCTTTAGCATTTTCTCTAGCGGCACCAGTAGCAGCCAATGCTGTTTCTAAAGATTCTTTAATATGCGGAATAAACGCTAGCTCATCCACTTGTAATATGGCAACTGTAAGACCACGACCTACTTTCATAGCGCCTGCTAATGTAGTTTGGCCAACAACAGTATCTAATCTGTTTTGTAAAGCATTAATTGTTATGTTTTCTGTGTTGTTACTATCTGACTTATCTCTTGGGTTAATATACCAAGGTAAAAGATCGAAGATAGCTTTTAATCTTTCAATGTTCGATACCCTTAGACCATTATCTTTAGTAAAGAGTACCATCTTAATGTTGTTACCACCTGCTATAAGAATATAAACGTTACAACTATCGGCAACAACCGATTTACCAGTTTGACGTGGCATTATTATCATTGTGGTTAAGTGGTTAAAACAACACCATAAGTAAGCTATGTTTGCTCTGTTAGCTATAAAGCTTACGCCATTAACTGTACCAGACGCTGGTATCCTTATAATCTCTCTAAAGAAGTACCAAGGGTTCTCTGCTATTTCTTGCCCTATAGCATTAATTTGGTCTTCAGTTAGATCATCGCTAAATGGATCGACATCAGCTAGATCTGGGTTATGTAAAGCTAATAAAAAAGCATGGTTCTTAATACCCATAGACTTATAGATTTGTGCTACTCTAAGAAAACTTTTATTCTTAGTAGTAACATGCACTATAGCCTGGGGATATTTAGCCCAATCACTACTACGTAATATTCCGCTCATGTTTGCTCCATTTGTATAATTATGTAAATAACGAGTTATGTTCTTATCGCTATTTCTGTATAAACAATAGTTTATAATAAATTTATTTAATAAAATCTGTTCCAGATGTTTTATATATGTATATGGTATAATAAATAAATCTTTATTATTCTTTAATGCTAAATCCTTTTTAAAAGCATCATTTCTTTGCTGTTTTATAAGTTTTTCTTTTCCGCCAAAATACCGCATTTGCTCATAATGTTGGATGCCGTTATATTCTATTAATAAATCTATATCCGGGAGATAAAAGTCATATCGCATTTTTATGCGTTCTGGAAATCTATACTGTTCTTCATAATTAATGCCATATTTATCTAGAATTCTTGCTATCTCTGTTTCTCCAGTAGATCTCATACACTTCGGACATCCGGATCCGGCTAAATGAATAGTCGGTAGTTGAAGAAAATCCCCATGAATCGGACACGTTATTGAAATCTTGTCTTTTGTCGCATTTTTAAAAACTACATTATCATAGCTATATCTATTCCCGTGTCGTAAATACGCTTTTTCCAGAAATACCTCTTGAGAATAGCTTCGATCTTCATATGTGCATTTTTTACAGCGGTCGCCTGTTAAATGTTGCCGTGCACGCTTAATAGTAAATTTACCATGTTTAGGGCAAATAATATCAATCGGTTTACTATTTGCCTTATAAATTGTAATAGAATAATCATATTTATCACCGTATTTAGCTTTTGCTAGTCTGATAAATTCGTCATTCGACATCCTATGTGCGGCATCAGCAGCCTCTCTTCCGCAAAGCCGGCACCCGTTAAAACTTTGTGTTGATATCAATTTTTTTGGAGAGTTATATAAATAACCGTGTTTTGGACAATGTATAATTATAGGTGTTACTGTATTGACATATTTTGTTTTATCGCAAAGTAAATTTTCTCTTTTGAACTTTTTAACAATATTTATAAATTCTTCATGCGTATATCGCCTAGCCATATTATCTATCCTTATGTTCATAAGCTTGTCACGAGAACTTTTATATATTGTATAATAGATCATAAGTGATCTAAACATTAACATTTAAGGAACCACTATGCTTATAACAACACAAACTGTTGAACAACTTGCTACTACCTATAAATCTTTCTCTATGTCTTCGAGAGTTATTTTCTTAACGTATCCTGGTCTTTTAACAGACGAGCTTAAAACATTCTTTAAAAATAATTTCCTAGCTATTACTAAAGCTAAATATAGACAAGAGTCTGATATTCTTGCTTTACGACCATCAGATTTTCCCGAACTCTTTATTAAAGATAAAGATGAATTAGAACAGGATAATGGTCTTTACGAATATATTATTAAAGATTATTTCAATACTTATGCTAAAGCTGTTGAAATGTCTTTACTTGCTTCTTCTGGTAAAATTAATATTGTAGAATGGGTACCTGGTCTACATGAACGTATATATAAAGATAACTATAAAGATAATAAGATCATTCAGGTTTTACCAGAACGTAATCAGAAAGTACCTTTCATGCGTTATCTTTTAGATAATAAAGATTACAAAACATTGAATATGATTTCAGATACTTATGAAGACTGGTTACGAGATATGCAGCGAGAAGGTGAAATTCGTTTACATCAGTTTCAAGAAGACTATGAAACACTTACTATAACAGTTGGTAAAAATAATGAAAGCAAAGATAAAATATCTAGTTCTATCTGATATACATTTAGGACATCCTAAGAATCATACTGAAAATATAATAAATAATCTTAATGATTTTTTCATTAAGTATGCTAAAGACCTAAACGATCTTGATATTCTTTTTATAGCAGGTGATGTTTTTGACCGTTTACTATCTAGTAGGTCTATGGAATATAGACTTATTATGGCTTGGTTATCTAATATATTATTATGGTGTAGAGACAACAATATTATGTTCAGAATACTCTATGGTACTCCAAGTCATGATAATGATCAAATAGCTAGTTTTACAGAGATAGCGAAGAAGTTAGCACCTGATGCTGACTATAAATATATTAATACTCTCTCTATAGAGAAAATAGAGAAGTTAGGTATCTCTGTTCTTTATGTTCCAGACGAGTGGAGACATGAAGCTTCAGATACATACCAAGAGGTTCTTAATCTTCTTAAAGAGAATCAATTAGCAGAAGTAGATATTGCTATTATGCATGGTTGTTTTAGATTCCAGATGCCAATCTTAGACGGTATGAAATTTGTACATAAAGAACCTGATTATTTAGATATTGTAAAATATTATATAACCATTGGGCATATTCATACTCCTAATGCTTATGAAAGAATATTAGCTCCAGGTAGTTTCGATCGTTTAGCACACGGTGAAGAAGAAAATAAAGGTGCTTTACTTTGTAATATCTATTCAGATGGTAAAATGGATTTCAAGTTCTTAGAGAATACTAAAGCACTTATCTTTAAGACATTAACTTATTTAGAAGATACAGAATCTGATATTGTTAATAACCTTAAGAAAGAACTTAAGAAATTACCCAAAGGTTCTTATATACGAATAGAGATTAAGAATGATAATACATTACTTAAAAATCTTAAAGAGTTTATAACTGCTTATCCAGATTACCATATCAAATTTAAAACTGAAAATGAAGTTATTAAGAAAATTGATATCCTAGAAACAGTAGAGTCTAAAGCTTTTGAAATTAACATTAATAACATTAAAGAGCTTATGATGAAAGAACTGACTCTGTCTCCGCAAGAGATAGTTATATTTAACGAAGAGCTAGAATCTGCAATTACAAAGGGTTAATGATGGAAAACGAACAATTAAGAATTATAATAGCTCAAACAGCGTGCATTATACTTGGCATAGGAGCATTATTAATAATATTTAGTTTTATTAAAGCGCTCTTTACTATAGAATCTTATAGAACTATAATGTTACTAGCATTTGCAGTTACCATATCATTAGTAATATTTGCGTATATTACATTATTGGCTGTTAAATTTATATGTGATAATATATAAGATACTACTAGAGGGTATTTCCTCTAGTAGTATCTATATTTTTTAACTTGTATATACTTAATTAAAGTTAAATATATATTATTTAAATAGAACATACACAAGGAGAACACAATGGAACAACCAAAATTTTATATTAATGGTCACAGGGTGGACAAAGGTCCTATATTAAGCGCACCTATAACAACAGAATTGGCATTAGGTGCTATTGAGCTACAAAGAGCACATGAAGATCAAGATATTATAGCTAAACTACGAACTGGTGGGTATATTTGGAATATACTTGTTGAAAATATCACTACGACCCCTATTGAAGATCTTAGTAATGTAACAGAAGAAAATTGTGTACTTGAGATATTTCTAGGCGATAGAAATAAAGATATTCTCGATTGGAGTAGCCTAGTAGACGAAGAGCGACAGGCTCAAGAGCAAAAAGATAAACTAAGAGCTGATTGGGATAAAATAGAAATACAATCTGACCCTATTGCGCTTATTAGAGAATATTTTGGTAGTCCTAACTTAACTGGGACGTACGGTTATCTTGTAGGCGGCAAACTATTTAAAAGATATAATCTCTCCCCAGTTGGAGATTTTAAAATAGGGCTTAAAGGTACGAATGTAGACGTTGAGTTTGGGTTAGATAGAAAGTTAGATACGTACATCTCCAAACTTTATGATGTCCTTGAAAGTTGGTCAGCATATGAAAACTTTGTGTTTAACCTTGCAAGGGCAAATGAAAAATTAGTAAATGATGGCGTAAGAATATTTGCCACTTATGGTATAACAGATAATACTATTTATGGTAAAGTCGAGGATACTAAATACGGTCCTCAGTTTGGTTTCGAATGGGTTACTTTCATTAAGTATGGTATTAAAATAAAGTTAGCTATTTGCTCTAGGTATCTAAACGATCTTAGAGCTGAAAACGCTATCTCTTCTATCGCACGTGAACTTAACACTGAAATACCGTCACTAGTGGAAGTCCTAAAATAAAATATACAGATAGACTAGAATATTTCTAGTCTATCTGTACTCTTCTTTTTTTATTTTATTATCATATCTAATTTAGCAAGTATAGTTTTATGTATTTTTACACTAGCATCTAGTATTCTAACGATAGCAGCTACGTTTGTTACGATAGCCGCTGATTCTTGTAATACTGGTCCTAACTCATTAGCTCTTACTTTACTAATATTAAGACTATTCTTTTGCGCTTGGTTTAATAGTTCTTTAGCATTGTTCCCTATTTTATTAGCATAGTTAAAAATCTCTTGTACTTTCTCAAGATCTTTAGCAAATAACATATCTTTCAAACTGTTATGTATAGCTTGGATAGATTGTAAGTTAGGTATAACATCTCCAAATTCTCTACTATCTGCTACTTGTTTACCATTGATTATATCTGTTAAATAATTTGTTGTTTCTTTACTATATTTTTTCAAATTATCAACTAGTTCTTTATTAGGTATAATAGATGTTCTATAGTCTTCATCTCCTAATAGTTTACTAATAAAAGTATCAGTATTTTCTAATAGCGGCATAGCCGTAGTTTCTATGTTATCTATATGTAATTTTAATCCAGTTACTAAAGAATAAAGATCCGGTTTAACACCTGGTATCCAAGGTAGTAAGATATTCTTAATATTATTATAAGTTTTTGCATCAGATTTAACTACTTTATCTATAGCTTTATCAAATTTTGTAAACTCTTTATATAATGCAGAAGTTTCTTTAGATACTTCTTTCGTATCGTTCTTACTATTCAACCCGAATATCCCAGCTATAGCTTCTATTTTCTTTTTGAAAAATGAAGTCACAGACATAATAAAACTACCAAAGCCTTCCTGATTCGCAGTTAGTTGTTCAGTAGCATAAGTCATATCTGGTAGTAGCTCTTTAGATATTTTATAATTTTTATAAATGCTCTTCATCAGAGGCTCCTTGTTATATAGTCTATTGTTCAAGCAACAAAAACATTATAACCACACATTAGTTATTTATACATAATTATATATTCTTTAAATAGTATATTAAGGTTAATAGGGAGGTATAATATGTTATCTAAAGAAGAAAGAGAAGACGCTCTAGAACTATATGAAACAGTTAAAGAGGAGTTAAGTTATCTTAAAGATATTCAGCCGAGACTTACTGAGCTTTATGAATCTAGAGAACTTGAGGTAGAGATTACTTTGTATTTTGAATATCTTAACCATAATAACTATATGGCTGGGTTTGAGCAGGTAGATACTTCTGAGATACGAGAAAAATTTAAACGAAATAAGTTTGAGGTTGTTCATCATATGGGTTATGACGATGTTAGTAGTTTATGGAACTATGAAGAAGAGTTTAACTATTTAGTTTCTAAATATGAAGAATTAATAGAAAAAATAAAGGGTTGTTTAAGTATCTAGAGTTAATACTCTAGATACTAACTATTTTTTTGTTTTGTTATACGGATAATCTCCAACTTATTGAGTAAAACACAACAAGGAGATAAATATGGCTGGAATATTCGAATTCGCTATGAACAATAGAGCTATGCCTAAGATCTATATTCCTGTCGGTTGCTTAATGGATATCCCAACCGCTTCTATAATTAAAGGCGCAAAAGGTGAAACTATTTTCAATGGCGGATTAGGACAAGTTATAGGAGTTGTTGGTGCTGGTAATAACTTTAAAAGTACGTTAATACACTATATGGCACTATCTGCTGCTAGTAAAATAGCAGAGGCTACTAAAACTTATATCTTAACTTATGATACAGAAGTAAATATAAGTTTTGACCGTTTAGAGAGATTCGCTTCTGAGTTTCCTTCATTAGGAGAACAACCTATTCTTGGTAATGATCCTATGTGGGCAATTATGGATAAATCTAATATGCCTGCTAATAAGTTTGGAGATAATCTTTTTGAATATATGGATCAAAAAGTAGCTGATAAGAAAAGCTATGTAACTGTAGAATGTATGTTAGATCCTTATACGCATAAGCCAATGTCAATACCTGTGCCTACTTTCGTAGAGATAGATAGTTTTACAGAGTTTGAAGCAGCTTCAGTAGCTGAAATGCTTTCTGGTGATCTTGATGCTAAAGATACTAATACCTACGCTATGAAGCAAGGTGGTTTTAAAACTAAGTTCTTAAGCCAACTTCCTGGTAGATGCCCACAATCATCAACTTATGTATTAGTTACAGCACATACTGGTGATAAAGTTAATATGGGCTTACAACCATGGGAAGAACCATCTAAGAAACTTCAGTTCCTTAAGACTGGTGATTCTATTAAATCAGTAGGTAGTAAATTCAGTTTCCTTACTAACTTAGCATATCAAGCACATACAGGTTCTGCTTTCTATAATCAAGGTACTAAAGGTCCAGAGTATCCTAAAGATCCAAATGATATACTTAAATCAGATCTTAATAAAGTTACTCTTACTACTTTACGTTCTAAATCTGGTCCATCAGGTGGAAATATTGAAGTTCTTATTTCACAAACAGAAGGTGTTCTTCCTACCTTAACAGAATTTCATTATCTTAGACAGAATAAATCAGGTACTCCTGGTTTTGGTATCTCTGGTTCAGATCGTAGTTACTCTTTAGATCTTTATCCAGATGTTTCATTATCTAGAACTACTGTACGTAGTAAAATAGATACTGATCCTAAGTTACGTAGAGCTATTAATATAACAGCGGAATTACATCAATTAGGTATTTACCATCGTGTTATTCTAGAATCAGATCTTTACTGTACTCCTGCAGAACTTTATAAAGATCTTAAAGAAATGGGTTATGATTGGGATGTTCTTCTTAATACTAGAGGTTACTGGACATTGAACCAATATTCACATCCAGTCCCATATTTGAGTACTGTAGATCTTCTTAAGATGAGAAAGGGTACTTATAAACCTTACTGGATGGATAAACCAGAAACTAAAAAGAAAAAGGGAGAATAACATTATGAGTCAGTATGATGTAACCTTTCAAGATGTAAAGACATTTGAAACTAAACTCCATACTGTAAATGCGGAAACCCATGAAGAGGCTTGTCATAAAGCTTCTTCTCTAACTAACGAGCGAGAACATAAACATTATAGAATAATTAAAGCGGAGCTTGTAGAGGTCTTTACGATAATCTCTACACCTTTAATTAAAATTAAGGAACTAATATGCAAGTGAAACCAACTGTATTTTCTTTAGATACTAAAAATATTAGTAACGTAGCTTCAACTACTGTAACTGAATTCGATGTTGATAAAGTGCAAGCTGAAGCTCAAGAGCCTAAACAACTTACTTCTGAAGATTTCTTTAATAAGCAAGAAGGTGATTTAGACTTAACAACTGAAATTTATAAAGCAATTCAAATTATAATAAGTAAAGAAGCGGCAGACTATTTTATAAACGATCCTATCATCGTTACTACTAAAGGAACAGCATCTATTTATCAGCGAGTATTAATAAATAGATTCTTTATCCAATTACTAACAAGAGCTAGAGCCTATATGGATCTAGAAGGACTTACCATGGTATTTACAGTTCTTACTAACGAAGGAACACATGTACCTTGGATGCAGGATCTTAATAGGGTATTATTCCCTTACCTTAAAACCAATAATGTTTTTGGATTTTTCTTAGATGTCCAAAAAGAAATTAATAATAACCTATCTAAGTCTGAATAAGACTTAGATAGGTGACTTTTTATATTCTATATAAGGATAAAATTATGACATTTTCTAGAGAAGAAAGAATATTTTTACAGATTTATGTATCTGTAATGTTAATAACAGTTGGAATCTCTTATTTTGATGGTTCATGGACAGCTGACGCTATAACATGTTGCTTACTACTTTTATTAGTAGGAACTTGTTGTATCTTTTATAAATTTATTAAGATGATAGTTAAAACGATACGTTGGAATAAAAGGAGCTAGATATGAATCCTAAACGAAAAGCTGTACAAGACTATATTATAAAATATGTAGGTGCTATAGTTTCTGGTAATGAGAATGTTAAACTCTATGAAGATCTTTTTAAGAACATGACAGATGAAGAGTTTGATAACTTTATGCAACGTATGAAAAAAGGCGAAGTACATGTTTCTGTAGTTGTTCCTAATGATGGTAAAATTCGTGTATCTGTAGAAAACAATTTTAAAGTTGCTAAACAACTAGGACATGAATTTTTCCAAAGAGTTAAAGTAACTAACCATCCAGACTATCCAGACCATTTACTACCCGTTAAAGCTTTAACTATGATTCTTCCTGTAAGAAGAGCACAACAGCTTCTTGCTAAGAAAATATCTATACCAGAACACAATATGTCTATAGATAACCTTACGGGTCAAGTAGCTGGCAAATCTCGTAGTTCTAAACTTACTTATCCAGAACAACAAATGTTACTTGCTATGGATATGAAAGAAACTGCTACTGAGATGGTACGTGTTAGAGGTGGTGATATTAGAGCTCAACAACTGTATCAAGCAGAGCTTATGAAGAACGGTGAAGCTTCCCAAAAGATGATAATGGAAGTATCTAACATGATGGCAGACGGTGGTGTTAAATCTACTAAAACCCTTAAACAGTATTTCCAAGCTATGCATATTAAAAACACATTATAAGAAGTAAGAGTAAGGAGAATAACTCTCCTTACTCTTACTCTTCTATGTTTAAGTTTTTAAGCCATGGATAATCTTTTCCATATTTCTTAATTAACTCTTCTTTAGTTGGCGTAGTACTTATACCAGTTACTAAGTTATTACCTACGTTAATAAACTCTAATTTACCAATTTCGTAATAACCTACATGTGGTAGTACTTTCTCTTTAAATTTATTTACTGTTAAATCTTCTTCAAGTCTCATACTGTTAATAGCTGGATTAACTTCATATCTTGGTATGTTACCAGTTATATTAGTTAACTCAACTTCTTTCTTAAACTCTTCGAAAGTATAGTTTCTAGTAAACGTTTTAAAGTTTACACATCTTGGTTTATAACCTCTATCTACTTCTACTATAACTAGTTTATTAGCCCACTTAGGATCTGCTATATCTATTATATCAATGTATAACATAGGTTTATTACCACGAATATAAATACCTTCAGAGTTATTACCTAGTCTTTGATATTCTTCAGATGTAAACACAGCTGCATCTTCTAGTTTATAATACATGTTATTGATCATTATCCATTTATATTGCGTACTAAATCCTAAAGAAGGATCATAAGCTAATATTTTATCTAAATGATCTCTTAATGTTCCTTTATTATAATAAGGAAGATCTTTAGGTAAGACTTTCTCCTTAACATAAATATAGACTTTAAAATCATCGCTTAGAGAGTATTTCTTATAGATGGTTCTGTTTATGTCTAAACCAGGTATATAGTTAGCTAATAGACCGTCTACTTTAGTTTTATCAAGATCTTTACCTATTTCAAAACCATTGATAGTATCGAATAATGTAGATAGTTTTCTACCTTTCTCTAATTGTGGTAAAGAAGTTGGTATCTCTAAGTTATTTACTAAATTAACATTAACAGAAATAACTTTATCTTTACTTACTTTAGAAGGAAGAACAACGGTTTCTCCATGGTAAGCATTAGGAACAGTTTTAACTATAGGACATTTTGTAAGATCATCATAGGTTAATACTTTAACGTTACCACAATCATAAACATCCATATTGCCATCTTTATCTAAAAGACCTATATAGACTAGTTTACAATCTTTATACACCTCTCCATCTGAAACTACTTGGAATGGCAACATTGCTAAACCTATAGCATCTGTTTTAGATATTGTATTCTCTTTAATAGTTTTAATATCAGATGGAATATCAATATACTTACCATCACTGTTATCTTTCTTAATAACTTCAGGTTTATGTTTTACAACATCTTCTACCATATAAGTAAAGAGTCTATTTGAATTTTCAGATCCTGCTTTAGTAGAACTGAAAGCCATTAAACCAATTTTAGTATATTTAGTACCATAAACATAATTTGAAATATCAAGAACTGTATAGTTCTTACTAAAGTCAAAACTGCCTTCAGTATGTAAAACATGTTTTTCAACAGCATGACCACTAGGCTCATCTTGTACTTTAATCTTATGTCTAAATATTGTTTTAGCCTTAATAGCAGAAGGCTCATCTCTTGAAGTACCTTCTAATGTTCCAATAGCATCTTCAATAGGTATTAACTCTATACCAGATAGTTTAAGAAAGTCTTGTGTATTAAAGTTAGCATCCCAATAAGATGGTAATGTTTTAAAATCATAAGCGCTTACTTCTTCTACCCATGGACCATTTTTAACTATTAACTCTCCATAGTGTTTTTGATAATTTACTATGGCAGTTTGTAAATTAACCACGTTAACATGTGGAGGTATAGTACTATCTATAGCACCTGCTTCTAATTCTGTTATCTTATCCTCAAGAGCATTAAGCTCTGCTTGTTTAACAGTTACCCAATCATTATACCATTTATAGTCATCTAGTCTAAACTCTGGTATGGTTACAAAATCAGCAGAGTAAGTATTAGTCCAACCATCTTTTCTTAACTCTTGGAACTTCAATACTAAATCACCTCTTATAGGTTTCAACTTAGCCATAGCCATCTTAGCTCTAAGCTCTATAATGTTAACGTTAAGATAATATGGATTATCCCATGCATAAGCTTTCAATCTTGCTATATCATCTTCAAGACCTTTAAGTTCTGTACCATATGTTATAACAAAACCATTCTTAGTACTTAGTATAGTAGGGTTGTTATAATAAACACATATATCGTCTATAACACCAGCTGCTCCCATAGCATGTAAGCTATATGACGTTAGTTTCTTAATGATTTTTCTATATTTATCCATATTCTGCAATAGAACATCTTCTTGGTCTAAGTTAACACCAGTAAACGTTTTAATCATAGACTTCATAGTTGCTACAATATCTGTGTATTGGTTAATAGGAAACTTAACACCATTTTGTTGTAATAACTCGTCTATAGTGTATTCTTTACCATCGTCTGATAATGGATAACTATCCCTTTTTATAATAGTTAAAAAGACTCTCTTTATAGCATCTGATGTTAGAAAGTTCTGAACGTTACTAGCCATAACCCAAATGATCTTACTAAGTTCTATAGTATCTCCTAAGAATTTCTTAAAACTATCTATAGTAGTAAAGAGTTCAGGTTCATATGGTAATGCATCTTTAATAGCTTCTAATACTGGTTTAGAAACACCATCTTGTATTATTATAGTGTCTACTAGTTTCTGAAACTTAACTTTATCAAAATCACAAACTCTATTATAAGTTATACTACTTATTTTCATATCTAAGTTATTGCTAGCATATAGCATTAACTTAATAAACATTAATAAACCTACTTTAGGTGTAACTGTATAGATTTTATTCTCAGGATCTATATATTCGATTTCAGAGTTATCGAACATAGTTTTACTCTTAACAGAACTTATGTTACCATTATATTGTATCTTAAGTCTATATAGTTTATCTTTATGTAAAGCATAGCTCCAATAATCCATAACTAAAGAGAATAAATCTAATCCTGTTTTCTTAAGTATTTCGGATCTATCAATATCTAATACTTTAGTTTTCTGTTTAGCTAATATGTTTCTATTCGTATCGTCTATAACAACCTCTTTAAGATACTTTTGGAATACTGGTGGCATATTCTTATTAACATCTTCTAATGCTATTAATTGCCTATTAGTCATACTGTCTACAGATTCTACACTACCATTATTCGTTAAGTAATATTTATTCAAATTCTTAGTTATCAAGTTGGCAGGATCTCGAATATAACTAGGTTCATCTAGGTTATTTCTACCATCTGAGAACTTAGGATCGGTTCTACTAAGTATATATTCTCCAATACCTACAAAGTTCATATCGAATAGTTTATCATAGACTTTCTTAAAGGTAAGGTCTTTACCTACGTTATGCATCATAACGTCTAAGTTCTTATATAGCCAGAATAAACTTTTCTTATTAAGAATATTAACATCATCCCATAGGTCCATTCTAGATCTAAAGAAGTGTTCTAAGTGGAAACTATGCACTTGGAATGTTCCTATCTTCTCTAACCTAAGGTTTATTATCTTAAGATATATAGCAGAGTATATAAATGCTATTAAAGAAGGTAAATAGAGATTATCTACTACGGTATATGGTTTAACGTGCCATCTAGCTAAAAGACTTTTAATATACTTCTCTAACTCTGGTATAAGATAATATTCATTAGGTTCTACTAGATCTTTATTATAGGTAAGTATTGTTCCTTCTTTAGCTTCTATTGCTTTATCTATATCTACTGGAAACATACAACCATGGATATATCTTACATATTCAGGATTTTCGTCCATATAGTTAGTATAGAATCTATCCATTTTTTGTAATTCTATTTTAGTAGTTGGGTATCTATCTAAAAGTTCTGCTGTTAAGATTTCATCTCTTTCTGTTTCTAATACCCTTATCTTTATAGGAGTATCTAAAGGATGCATTTTACCAGCTAAATTAAGATAGTATTTCCACTCTCTTATATTCTCTTTAGTAGGTTTATGAACCGCTGGGTTATAACCTATTGTATTCTCAACACCAGCGTTAATAACCATTGGCAATTCGTTAATCTTGATCACAATGCTATTGGTGAGCGCTTTGATGCCTGCCATGTAACGTTCTATGGTATACATCTAGTTGCCTCCTACATATTAAAATTTTAAAAAGGAGATATTATGGCAGAAGATATCGATCTCCGTCCCAATATTCCAAGTATTGTTAATACTTCTCCACAAGTTGCAGCTGCTTTAAGTAAGCTGAACACTGGACAATCAGCAAACCAAAGGCCTTATACAGCTTATAACCATGAGAGTATTGTACGCAGTACTGCTAATAAAATAAGAAATAATGAAAGCATACTTAAGTTACTTCCTGATCTTAAAATTGCTATTCAAATTATGACATCTTCTATTATAGATCCGAATAGTATGGTATCTAATGGATTTACCTATAAAGCTCCGGCTATCAATCTGGCTACTTCTGTTAAATCTGCTATAATAACAACTATTAAGAAATATATAGATACTAACTATAGACTAGAAGAGAAACTACCTAAGATCCTAGAAGAAGCTCTTTTTACTAAAGGTTGTTATATAGAAGCTATCATTCCAGAAGCATCTGTAGATCGTCTTATTAACTACTCTGGTGGGTATAATGGTATCAACTCTATGAACTATTATTCTCAAGATGGTGAGCAAGCTTTAATATCTCAGGAAGCTTTATCTAATGCTTTTAGTAAAAATATGTTACCAACCCAAACTCTTAGTACAGAATCTATAGTAACTGGTTATTCTAATATGGATATAACTAAGATAGAAAAAGAAAAGAGAGAAAAGTTAGTTACCTTTACAGAAGCTAGTCTTAATTTTGAATTTACTAATGATTATTCTATTTTACGTAGAGCTAAGAAAACTATGGACTCTTTAACTGGTAATGCTAAGAAAGACAAATATACTGTTAACTTAGAAGCAGAAACTGGTGCTGATACTATCTCTTATCTTAACTCTCTATTTAGAAATACTTCTGCTAATAGACTTTCCGAAATAGAGTTTGCTCTTAAAGAAGATGAGACTATAAGAGATTCAGTTGCAACTCCTTTAGTTATGCAACTACCACCTGAGTCTGTAATACCAATTTATGCTACTGGAGAGCCAGATAAGCATGTTGGTTATTTTGTAATGTTAGATCAATTTGGTAATCCAGTAGATCTTGTTACAGCTTTACAGGATTATGATCTTGCTATGGCATGCGGTAACACACCATCTATGCCAGGTACTACAAATGATTTTAAAACCTCTATTATAAATAAAGCTAAGATGGGTCTTTTCGGCGGTTTAGCGGAAGTTCCTGAAATAGAAAATATAGAACAACTATATGGCGACATAGTAGACCATATGATTAAATCTCGTTTACGTTCTGGAGATCTTGAAGATCTAGTTGAAATTCGCAACTCTGCAGATATTTATCGTGTTATGTTAGCTAGAGCATTACAATCTAAATCTACTAAGTTACTTTATCTTCCTATAGAGTTAGTTCAGTATTATGCTTTCGATTATCGTAGAAATGGAACTGGTAAATCGCTTTTAGAAGACCTTTTAGTTCTTGCTTCTATGGCAGGTATGTTACTCTATGCTAATGTTAAATCTAGTATACAGAATGTTATACCAATAACAGATATAACTTTAGAGCTAGATGAAGATGATACTAACCCTATGGGTACTGCTGAAAAATATATTTCAGAAGTTCTTAGAACTAATAACGTTGCTTTACCATTGGGTACTATAGAACATAATAACTTACATAACTGGGTAATAAGACAAGGTTATACTTTAAAAGTAATTTCTCCTTATCTTCCTAAGATGGATGTAACTAGAGATGTTCGTACCGGTGTAAATGGTGATGTTATAGATAGCACCGGAGATACTTATTCTAAAATAATGAATATGATCCTTAAATCTTTAGGTATCTCTCCAGAACTTATAGAACAAGGACTTAAAGAAGATTTTGCTGCTACTGTAGTTATTAAGAATAAACTATTAGCTAAACGTATTATTGCTTTACAAGATAAGACTATGGTTATGCTTTCTAAACATGTTAGAAAATATATAACTAATGACCCTCTCTTAAGACAAGAGATTGCAGATACTATACAAGCTAATAAAGAAGTTATAACTAAACACGTTAAAGCTTCTGTTGCTACAGATGAAGAGATTACTTTAGATAAAATTAAACCTAAAGATCTAGAGAACTTCCTTATAGATATCTTTAGAACAACTTTAGAAATCGAACTTCCTTATCCTGAATTTGGAGATGACGATGAGAAAGCTAAAGCATTTGACGGTTTCAAATCTAAATTAGATTCTGTAGTTGATGCCTTATATAGTCCAGAACTTCTAGATACACATTTCATTGGTTCTGGTAATCAAGACGCAGATAAGATTAAAGGTATGATTAAAGCCGGTGCTACACGTCAATGGTTACAAAATAATAACTACCTTACAGAAGCTTATGAGTGGTATGTTAAACAAGACGACGGACATCTTACTTATCCATTCTTCGACGAGAATGCTGATATGGCTCAATCTGTTATTGAAGCATTCATTAGCTATGCTGAACGTCGTGGTAAAGATGTTAAGAAACTATCTGATACTTACCAGAAGAAAGTTATTGATAAGTTTGGTGACCTTTCATCAGGTTCTGACTATGGAGGATATAACTCTCCAGATGATGGTTCAGAAGGTGATATGGGTGGAGATGACAGTGGTATGGGAGATGACTTCGATATGGATATGGGAGATGAAGGCTCTGGAGATGAAGATATGGGAATGGAAGAGACTACAGAAGAATCTACGGAAGAAACTACTTCTAATGAGGATTCTGGATCTGAAGAAGCACCTACTGAAGATTCTGGTATAGAATCCTAGAGTTATCCTTACATGATTATTTTTTAATCAGATTAAAATTCAGACACTAGATAGAAAAGTAATCTTCTATCTAGTGTTCTTTTTATTTTATCTTAGCATTCTCATAGTTTGGTTCATATCTATCTATTTGATTTGGATCTTTTTCAAACTTCTGTAGTGTATAATTCCATTTGCCTTTTCTGCTGTTAATAGCTTTAAAGACTTCGTTCATTGCTTTATCAAAGTCATAACCAGCTATCATAACTGCCGATTTGATTAATCTAAATAAGCTATTAAGATAACTCACATGCATATTGATTTCTTTACTTATATCATTCTTGTGTGTCATAGCTATAAGATCTTTAGTAATTACAAAGCTTGCTGATTTAACGCCATCCATTAGTTTAAATAAGAAAAAGTTCTTATACACTATTAAAGCATTTTCATCAAGATCTTTATGTTTACTTCTCTTACTCTCTACTTCTCTTAGCTCTTCTGGAGAAAGTTCTTGGTCTAAATCTACCTCTTCTATAGCATTAGCTAAATATACAGAATAATCTAATATTCCATCTATAATTTCATCTAGACACTTAGCTCTTGCGACTTCAGTTGTCTCTTCTAATAGATTACCTAATAACCCTGGTTTCTGAGACTCTATAGTTATATCCCTATCTTCTCTCCATTTCTGTAGTTGCTCTTTATAGCTCATTTTGGTTTCCTCCGTATCAAATTTTATTAATGTAAAATTGCCTATAGTCATTTCTTCGGGGAAACTAAGTTCCCCTTTTAAGAATTTCTCTGTTAAGTTAGTTAGTTTCTCAGTTCTTGGTTTCTTTTGCTTTTTTAGCTTTTTCATTTCTGTCCTTATGTATATCGAATATAATATGATTACTAAACATATTATGGTATACACCATAAGATTTTGATTTTTCAGAAAGTATGAAAATATAATATCCATATACCCCAATACCTTCTCTTTGAAACATAATGTAAACTTTAGGTTCATCACCTTCCATAGCCTTCAAAGTATTTCTATCTGGAATATCTGTTCCTAAAACTAACTTAGTATTAACAGTATGTTCTTTACTATCCAATTCAAACCCTTTAAGATCTAAAGTCTTAGAACCTTGTTTAATTATACAACTAAGTTTCTTACCTTTAGTTTCGTAAATAAGATCTGTAATATCGAAATAGTATTTACCATTACCATTTTTAAATGTACCTATTTCATTTCTTGCTGTTTCTAATCTACCTATTAAAGAAGTTGTATTATCATAAACTCTTTTAGCTAGTCCAGCTGGTTTAATAGGAAATGCTAATGGATCTTTACCCATGATTGTTAAATCGTTATTACTTGGTGATAAAGCATCAGAACCAAAAGCATTAAAGAATTTAACATAATCTGGTTTATAAAGTTTATCCAAATCAACTGTATAAACTAATACCGGATGTTCAGAATGTTCCTTATGGTAACGATTCATAACATCGATAATTTCACTTGGAATATTATCCATTCTTACCATACCATACAATGGATCTCCAGATCGTTTACCAACATCTATAGAACCATAGTTCATAACTGTGAAATAAGCTTTATCGGCTTCTATATTATTATCAGTATTGTTAATAAAATATAGTTGTCTAAATCTTAAGAAGTTTGGTTTATTTATATTAGGTTTCCAATAACGTTCTGTATGCCATTTATAAATATTAACAGCTTGACCAGATAATGCTAATCTTCTAGCTTGTCCTGCTAAATCATCTGCTAATTCATTACCTATATCACCGTTATGGCCTTTAACTTTAGAGAATATTAATTTAGGTTTATTTGTTTTAGCCATAAAGTTTACTAATGCATTAACCATATTGAAAATATAAGTTCTTGTAGACTCTGCATTTTTCTCATAAGTTGTATTAATATATTCTCTAAGTTTTTCTTCATTACCAGATAATGTTAAATCATTATGGTTTCTATAGATATTGATAACATGTCCCCATGTTCCTAATGCTACTTTAGAATCAGAATAGATAACTAAACGTTTTAAAACATGTCCATCATTTTCTATTAGTTCTGATATTCTCATTAACGCTTGTTCTATTGCTTTAATTTCGGCATCGTTAGAAAAACCTTTATCACCTGGTATGGCAAACATACCATCTATATATCCTACAGGATTTATCTTAAGCGTATCTAAGTTAGTTGTTGTTAATATCTTAAGAACTTCTTCATTTTCTGTATCGTAAATAATACTAGGATTAACATAACCTACAGAAGTTGGAAATCCTTCATTAGGTACATCTGCTGATTTTTTATATTCTTTATCTACGTCATAATAGAACCCATGATATCCCATGCCTAATTGACCTGGAGAACCTGGACCCGCAGAACCATCGGTATATACGAATGCTGCTATTTCCATTTTATAACTCCTTCATTTTCTCGAAATCACGAATAACCCGTGGGTACACTATAAAATAACTAGTAGTACAAGGGTGCCCTATTCCCTCGTACTACTAGTTGAATATTTTTATAGACCTTACTTTTTCTGGAAAATGTTTAACTATATTAGGTAGGAGTTAACCTACCTAATTTAATCATGATTTAACCAAATGGTTAATTAGCTTTAGTGTCTCTAAAATGATACCCAAGACTATCACGACTAAATCAATATGATTAATTGATAAGTTAAACATATTATTTAGTCTCCTTTCTTTAAATGCTTAAAGTTGGGAAGCTAGTCTTCCATAGACATTATAGGTCTAAAATAATGTCAAAGATACCAGATACCATAGCTAAGAGGATTACTCTTAGCTATGGTATCTTATCTTATTCTAGACTTCTGTGATTTTGCATACTGTACAGCAGTGTGTTGTTAGTAAAAATATAAGGAGGCGAATATGGCTAAAGATGTAGGCATATATACACCCGAAGAGCAAGAACTGCTTAATAAAACATTAGATTATAGATTACGAATGATGTCAGAAGTTTTTAAAGAAGGTACTCCTAGAAGACCAGGAGATATAAGAGTTGCCAATGAAGTTCTTAACTCTATAGATTCTGCTGTTGATAAAGCAGCTAACACTAGACTTAAACAGTCTGCTGTTAAGAATGATGCTGATGTTAAAGCTACTGTTGTTGGAATCCTTAAGGCACAAGCAGAGCGTAGAGCATTACAAGCTAAACGAGATGCTAATACTGAAGTTGTTTTAGACGACACTTTAGATATAGAACGCCCGGTATTCGTGCCAGGTGAGGATAGTTTCGAACAACCTACGTTAACGATGGAAGAAATCATGGGAGAAGAAGATGGTAAAGAGTAGTCAACTTAGTATCTATGGCTTAGCGCTTATCAATGCTATGCTAGCTAATCGTTATTATAAAGTCCATAAGAATACAACTCTTAATGAAAAGTTTAATATTCTTCCTACAGATCATACACCACAAGGCACTATACAAGTTCCTATTTTCCCAAGACCTAAACTATTTGTTCTTGGTGCCGGCGGAACTCCATATATAGATAATGTTGGTAGTTATAAATATAGTCAGCATTCAGTCTTAGATGCTGCACTTTTCCATCATATACCTTTTGTTATGCGAAAGATTAACGATGATATTGACCAGTTTACTAGACAGAAATATCGTTTACGTAAGACATTATTAGTCAAAGGTGAAGAGTATTATGCGTATTATGCTAAAGTTTGTGATCTTATAGACTATCGTAACTATAATTTCTTAGTTAATAAAGTTGGGGATAATGATATTCTTTCTATTATGAACTTTGATTCAGATCGTTATCTTAACCCTGTTCCTGTTATTAAACCATCCGATCCTAAAACAGTTCTTGATGTTAACTCTGTTATCAACCGTTTTAAGTTTGAATTTCGCCTCATAGAGGAAGAACAAAAGGAACTTAAAAACGTTCTTAGTCTTTTAGATCTACAAGATGTAACTAAGATAACAGAATTAGGTATCTGTCATGGTTATGATATCCCAACTACATTTGGTTATGAATCTTTAGATACACAAATTACTTATTTCGTAGATATAGATCTTGATGTTGCTCTTGATCTTAACTCTACTAATCGATTCCAAAGAAATATTGAATTAGGTGGTTCTGAACCATTCTACAATATTCAATCTTAAGGAATAAGTTATGGATAGCTATGAAAACTTTTACACTATCCTTGGTTTAGATCCTGGTAACAATTTAGGAATAGGCGTTCTTCAAGTTAGTACAGAGACTAATGAAATTCTCTCTGTTACTGGTCAAACACTTGTGCTTGATAAATATGTAGAAGATGATACTTATAATGTTATGTTAGCTAGAATACAAAAGCTTCATAATGTAGTGACACATCTTAATGTTATTTACGAGCCATTAGTAGTTTCTCTAGAAGCTGCCTTTATGAACTCTCGTTTTCCTAAATCTGTTATACAGCTTTCTCAATACACTAATACTATTGAATTAGCATCTAGGTTATCTAACTCTTGGTGTAGAATCTTGAAATATCCTCCTAAGTATATTAAATCCGTTGTAGGGGCTGGAGGAACTGCTGATAAAAATGATATGAAAAATAATCTTCTTAAGATACCAGAAATATCTAGTAAGATCAATCTAGATCTTCTGTCAGAGCATGCTATAGATGCTATTTCTATTGCTTATGTATCTTATAAAGAGTTACAACTTAACCCTCATTACCTTATATCGCTTCCATTCTAAGTTATTTAGGATGGAAGTGTATTTTTATTTCTTACTTAGAATTAAAAGACTAATACATTGGGAGTAACATATGTGGAAATGGTTATCTCGACTTTTTTCTAAAAGTCCTAAACTACCGTCTACATATGGCGGTAAAGTTAAAGAGATATTAGATAGTGATATAGACTTACGTAAGCTTTATAATAGTTACTGTACTTTCGTATTTCCTAATCCTTTAGATTATAGAAATGAATTAGAATCTATTATGCAACAAGACATCTTAAGAAAAGAATTAAGGATAACATTAGTACCAGAGAATAAAATGGCTACTATCAATTTCTTAGAGTTCCTTAGTTCTAATGGTAGAGTACCAATAGATCCTATAGGGGATCTTAAGATGTTTATTAATGTTCTTGAAAGATTCAATAACTACTATAATCTTTATGCAGACATAAAAGGTAATATCAATCTCTCTGTCAATCTCAGATACATTCAGATACATATTATTTATATAAGAAGGATAATAGATACTGTATATCTTTCTGTTAAGACTAATTAGATACTGACGAGTATCTAACATAAGGAGTTAAAATGGGTAATGAAGTTACTCAGGAAGTTAAGAACACTTTGGTACCGGAAGTGTTTAGTAAAGAAGTTGAACAGAATGCTAATGGTGTATTAGCAAAGATGTTTCGTAGAATAACAGCTAAGTTAGGAGTTGTTAATAAACTTCGTAACTTATGCAAGATGGCGCAGACTAGAGATAAGATGTACCGTATGGAAATCAATAGTCCTGTCTTTGACGAAAAACTTGAGTATCGTCTATATCAAATGGCTACAGCACCTAAGATGACCTTCGATGGTTTTACCAAACTTATATCTCATCTCTTTAACGTATCTGAGTTTAAGTTTACTGTTAGTATCAAACCTAAGAATAGCGACGAGTGGATAACTATAGAGCAACAAGTTATCAACACTACTGGTCCTATAACAGATCTAGAAAATCTTGATGAAGAAGAGATAGAACTTCTTAAAGAATCTCTAGAAGATGGAGACGATGATGAATAATCCTGAAATTAAGATTATAGACGAAGAGATTCTGGATAAAACAGCTCTTATACTTACAGAGTCTTATACGAATATCAAGAACTTAACTAGTTTCCTAACAGATCTTGATACTGTTAATACCTTTGGTTATTTTACTAATAAAGGTAAAGAGAAGTTAAGAGGGTTTATCTATGCTAACCCAGCTTTACAAGAGACTCGTATAGAGATACTTCAGGTTATGAATAATGCTTTTATTCAACAAGGAGTTACTTTATATGGTCAGTCTGCTTATGTAGCTGAAATATATACACCGTTGGTCTATGATGAAGATCTTAAAGCAGCTTATATTAACCTTATGCCAGAATATAAAGAAGATATGTTAACTACATATGGATCTATCTTTATACAAGCTATGATGTTAAGAGTATTAAGTAGCAGAATCATTAACTTACTTAAACCTAAACTCTTAGCTACTGAAGAAGCTAATATAAACAATGAAATCTCTAAGAAGCGTTCTGAATTAATCAATAGTTTACCAGATAGATTGGAGGTAGCGAATGTACCAGAATAACCCGGAATTTCCAGAAATCTCTGGTCTAGAAGAAGGTAAAGATTATATCTCTCTAGTTGCAGATAGTAAACACATTTTAGGTAGAGCCTTAAGTATAAACTATAATTATGTTTTCAAGACATTGATAGGAGATGTTAGAAGCATCGGAAGATTTATGCAGTATCTATCTACTAAAGGTTATCCTTATCGTTTAGTTATGAAAGGTCAGTTTAGTAATAAAGATTTAGGTATCATTAAGAAGTTACCTACATTAAGATTACCAAACTATTGGGCTATCATGGCATATGCTTTATGTACCAGAGTATCTCAAGATTCTAGAATGCAAAGATGGCTTAAAGAGAATACCTTACCATTAACGATAGCTAGATGGGAAGTTCGTAATAAATATGTAGAAGAGCTTTCTCAACCAGTATATGTTAATGTAACTAAATTAGGTAACTATCTAAATATAGTAAGAGACATTGAGAAATTGATAAAAGAAGATAAATTTAATAACGAAGAGATTATTAACCTTATTAAGTCTTATAAACTAGATACTTCTGTACCAGTTTTTCATAATGCAATTAGAACTATACCAGAACCAAAAAAGAAGTAAGAGTGTAGAGGATATTTCCTCTACACTCTTACGCTTGTTTTATTTTTGGCTATTATTTCTTATTTTATCATTTACTAAAACACCTTCATCTCTTGGCGGCCTAGGAGGATTAGTATTATTAGCAGTCATACTTTTATAGTCTAAAGGTTTAAGATTCTCTTTAGCAGGGTTAGTCTGCTGTTGTTGCCTCATATTTTGAGCCCTAGTAGCTGCTAATGCTGCTTCAGGATCGTCTGTTTGTTTCAACGTGTTACTAATCTCTGTTAGTGTTTCTAGCATTTTCTTATTAATATCTAACTGACTAGTTTGGATATTATTACCTTCGGCTATAGACGTAGCAATACCGTCAACAGCCATGTTAGAGCTAGCTGTTTTTTGTACTTCTAAACTACTAGGAGAAGTAGACGTGCTTCCGTCTGCAGATGCCATTGCACCATAATTAGTATTTGAACCTTCTGATCCATCTGGAGAACTATCTCCTACATTCTCAGGTTTTAGATTTTCAGTATTAGGATCATAACGATATAAACTAGGAACCATATTACCATATTTTGAACCTGGTGACCCATAAGGTCTATACTTAGATCCACCGTCTTGATGGAAATCTGATACCCAGTGATCGCCGTTAAACACTTGTATATGTCCATGTTTAATATTTCTAGATTGTCCAAACACTTCTATATCGCCTGGTACAGGAGATGTATTAGGATCTATTTTCTTAAATCCAACATCCTCTAAGATACCATTACTATCGTACATATAAGCAGAACCAGCTAAACCAGCATTCCTATATTTATCGGTTATAGTAGAACCATCCGTTGTTGTAAATCCTGCTGTTTCTAATGCGTTTCTTACATTAGTAGCACATTTACCAGATGAACTTTCGCCTGCTGTTTTATTTATGGTTTCTACCAAGTTCTTAGATTTCTCAGGTAGATTAGACATATCTATAGAACTAGTTTGATAGTTATTAGTAAAACCAGAAGAAGTATTATAACCTTGGTTAGCGCCTTGAACAGATGTACTAACTTGTTCAGGACTATTAATACCAGAAATACCTTTAGTGCCTGCAAAATCGTTACCTAATGCTTGTTGGAACATTGCTCCATTAGCCTCACCTGTAGATGAACCTCCTTGGTCAGCACCAAGTTTTTTCTTAAATTCGTTATAATAAGCGATACGCTCTTGCATACCATTATTACCGCCATTAACGCCTTTGTTAACAGCTACAATATTATCAGTCTCTATAGCTTCTTTAAACTTAGGGAATTTCTCTTTCTGTCTCTCCCACCATGCTATAGCAGAAGCTACTGCCATTTTAGGATCATCTTCTAGTAGTTGTGGATACTTAATAAGGTCTACACCCATTCTATTGCCAATATCTGCATAATTAGCTCTACCTGTAAGATGTATAAGTCCTCTACCTTTATACTTAGCACCATCACCAGCTTGAACATTACCAAGATCTTTTCTTCCGTCATACCTAGAGAAGTAACTATCTCCACCTAGTTCTGCAAACCATTGGTAATTACCTGTTTCATGTTGTACGTTAGCTAAGAACATCGCTTGTTCTCTTGGTGACCAACCTAATCTGTTCATAGACCTCATAGCTATGTTCATTAGGTTTTCTTTCGTCATACCCTTTTCTTTATTCTTAGCAGATGTTTTAGCAGGGTCGTTGATAGAACCTATATTCTTAGGAGTAGTATAATTCCTAAAGTTAGGACTATTCATAGGTTTAGTAGCTTTATTATCTAATGTAAAGTCCCTAATCTGTTTATTTTGGTCTATAGGGTTATTACTACTGTTAGATGTCTTATCCGAAGATTTACTATCTCCAAATGCAACAGCTAATATTTGTTTAAGCATACCCATAACACCGCCAGATTTATTATCACCAGCTTTCTTAATAATAGCATCTTGAATAGACGTTATTTTCTTATTTAACCAGTTATAATAAGTTATCTTAAGATCTGAGATACTAGGATTTGATTCGCCAGCTACAGCAGCGACTATATCTTTAAATACAGTATCCCTATTTTCATAAACATATCTTATATATTCATCTTTAGAGATTAATTTAAAGTTACCGTCTTTATCTTTCATAGCTAGAGCATCTATAGATGTTAAACAATCCCAGAATATTTCACCAGTTGGTTCTCCAAGGTTATAGTAACGATTATTTTCTAACTCGCCATATGTTACAGAGACTGGTCCGACTTCTGCAGTTAGTTTTACAGATTTTTCTGTTTTAGCTAATGCGTTAAAAGCTTTAAGGAATGAAAGATAGTTATTATCTTCTTCTTTATTTTCTTTTGTCCTAACTTCTGCAAAAGTTCTATGTTTAGGAGCTTCACCTTTAGCAGCAGCTTCTTTATTAGCTTTATCTGCTTTTTCATAGGTTTCTTTATCAACAGTCTTACCATCTACAAGATAGGTTCCTTTTTCTGCTTTTGCTTCAGCTTGCTCTTTAACAACTTCAGGATCATCTGGTTTAACAGGATCACCATTTTCGTCAACAACAGGTTCGTTATCGTTAAATAGATCGAATCCTAATACTGCTTTACTAACAGCTGATTTAAGATCTAAACCATCAATAGTCATGTACTTAATAGCCATAGCTGCGTCATATAGTAACATACCCCATCCTAAAATAGGTACAGCTCTTGAAGCTATTTTAGCAGTTATTTTAGCAAAAAATGCTGCTCCTGCTTTTTTGCCTAAACGTTTTATAATAGGTGCAGAGAACGATTTAAGTATATCTATTATTTTTTTAGCTATAGAACTTTTAGAAGCAGCAGAAACAACAGAACCTGCGGTTTTAGCAACAGCCTGTCCAGCTTTAGTTGCTGCTATAGTTCCAGCTACTTTAGTAGCGCCTTTAACAGCGAGACCGCCTAATTTTTTAGCACCACCAAGTACGCCACCTAAAGCTTTGCCCAATAGTCCTGTTAAGGTCGAGAATCCAGAACTTAATAATCCAGTTACACTAGTTATACCAGATACCACACTACTAATTCCAGAACTAATAGCTCCTAATATTCCAGGTACTACAAAGAGTAATGGTTTTAGTAAACCTTTAAGTTTACTAAAGAAACCTTCTTTCTTTACAGGGGCTTTAACTTCTTTAGCAGAATCTTTCTTATCCATAGCTTTAGGTTTAAGTCTATTCCACCAAGTGTTTTTGTTCTTTGGCGCATCTGGATCATTAGCATCATATAGATTATCATCTTGGAAACTACTCTCCATACCATAAACTCTTCGTTCTTTTCTACGCATAGCCTTTGTTATAGGATTGTTCCATAGACCAGATATTCCATCTAATGCTAAACCACCTAGCGAACCTATTCCAGAACCTAGCATACCTAGACCAGATAATGCTCCTTTACCTAATGCTGGTATACCCTTCTTAAATAGTTTACCATACATCTTTCTCTCAAAGCTTCTAGAGTCTTTAGCAAAATCAGAGTTCCAGAACTTCCAAGGAGCTTTAAGTCCAAATTTAAGAGCTTTAGTACCTCCTTTAGCTAATAACCCTAATAAACCTTTGGTTGGGTTCATAAGGAAGCTACCTATAGAGCTCAAGCCTTCCGTTATCTTATCGACTCTATAATCAATAAGTTTCTCACGTTCTTCTTCTGTTCTTTCAGAACGCTTCTTCTTCTTAATAGAATCAATCTCTTCTTTAACAGAATTGAAAGTTTTACCGGCTTTCTCTTTAATCTTATCTTTCTGTTCTTTAGTAGCTACTAGTAAATCATCTTGTAGTTTATTAAGTTTCTGTTTAAGAGAATTTTCAGTACCAGCCGCTTTATCTTTAATCTCTTCAATAGCCTCTTGATCACCATGCATAGCTCTAATTGCTAATTCTGTATACTCTTTACCATCATCTACACTAGCTTTAGTTTTATTAATAGCTTCTTGATAGATCTCTTTAGGATCGGTATTCTCTATATATTCTTTAGCAGCTGCTAATTGTTCTGGCGGTAAAACCTTAGAGACTTTACTTAGAATATCATCTTTTGCTTTCTTAATAATATCTTTCTTATTCTCTTTAGTTTCGTTATAAGCCTTATTAAGTTTACTATAGGTTTCATCTAGTTTATTTTGGCTATAGACTCTAATATCTTCTAGACTAACACCGGCTGGTATTCCTTTAGAATTAAGAAAATCAGAACCATAAGTATATGCTTTATCAAACTGAGATTTAGCATAAGAAGTACCTTTAACATATTTATCGTTAAAGAAATTCTTAACACCAGGTATTTGGCTATAGATATAAGATTTACCTCTGTTAAACTGGTTAAATCCTTTTTGATAAGTATCCGTACCTTTAAAATTATTCATACGTTTATTAGCTTCAGTTCGCATATAACGTAAAATCCTCTTAATCGATGGGTCCCTATCGAATTTATCTAAAGCTCTTTTTAGTTTTTTCTCATAACGTTCAGGGTCTACTTTCTTCAACTGGATATTTTCAGGATCCATATTGAATTCCCTAATGAAGTTTTCCCTTTTTAGTCTATAGTTTTGAGCGGCTTGTTCCTCTTCAGTCACACTTGGATTATAACTCATATTGGTACCAAATTCGCCAACATATTGTCCTTCTCTTATACCAGAGTTTAATCCTTTTATACCAGATTTTAGATTAGCCCAATCTCTTTTTAGATCGCCTTTAATATCACTACCTAAACCAAAGTCGAAATAGTCATCGGCAATATCACTGTTTACAGCATAGGTTTTACTTCTAGCAGCACGTTTAAAGATATTCTTAATACCCTCTCCGTTTAATGTAGTTGCACCGCTAAGACCATTAACACCTATTAACCCATTCTTTATAGCAAGATCGGCACTCATGCCTGTTGCATACTTTTGCATCATAGCAGGAGACATCTTAAGGAAATCTGCAGAGCCTTGGAATAGGTCGTAAATACCTTTAGAGTTTCCACCACTTCTTAAACTAGTTAAGAATGCCGTAAATAAATCAGCAGCTTCTAGCTGGAACTCAGTAGGTACATACTTTAAAAACCTTGCTGTGGTCATTGCTTCTGGCGAAATAGCTCCATATTCTGTTATATAACTTATGAACCATTTATCAAGGTTAGCTAGTATTCTTTCTTTATTAGCAGTTTGGTAATCTTTAAGCCTTTCCGTTACTTCTCTTTTCATACCAGTAGCTCTAGTTCTAGCGTAACTTACCATATCTTCTGCTATGTGAGATCTTAAATCTCTATTTAACATACCTGCTGATTTAAAGCTTTGGGTCTTATCGTCAAATCTTAATTCATCATTCTCACCAACATTTTTACCAGTTCTTAGTCCATGTACTTCATTATGGATTTTACTTAATAATAATGGTATTACAGTATTAATACTGCTATAGGTTCTACCGTCAAAAAGAGCTTGGCTATCTAACTCTGCTTTACCTAATTTAGTATCGCTAAATGGGGTTCTAGAAGGCATAAGACTTTCTAATCCTTCTATGCCTCTGTTTAATAATTTACTAAACATACCATTAGGATTTCTTTTCTTAAGGCTTTTTAGATAGTCGGTTGGGTTACTAGCTAACCCTATGATGTTACCAGATAGTTTATTCCTAATGTTTTTAGGTACAGCTTTACCTAGTTTATCATAGAGTAAACCTAATAATAAGTCACTACCCATTCCACCGGCTAATGCTCCTTTAGACATACCCATATCTTGCATGTCTTTAAAGTCACCAGCCATACCTACTAGGTCTTGGAAGCTATCACTACTATCTCTAGCATCCATTAAGATTTCTCTTAACTTCCTATTTACTGCTAATGTAAAGTTCTCTAATGGATTTACTTTTTTAAATATACTTTCTGATAGACTACCAAATGCTTTCTGTTTCAACACCATACCAGCTACTTCAGCATTCCTTAACTTCACTGCCTCTGGTAGACTAGTATTCTTTATTATTGCTTCAAATTGTTTAGTAAAAGCTTCAAATTGTGATCTCTGTAACTTTAGGCTCTCTTCTAAGGTTACATTCATTTTCCATTGTAGCTCTAAGGATTTATTATAGTATATCCTATCTTGTTCCCTCATAGCCATCAAGGTAGTATATTGTCTTTTACTAACCTCTTGTGATAACTTACTATTTTTATTAGTAAATTCACTAGTTAACATTGCTATCTTATTATCAACGTCTCCTAATGAACTCTCTATACCACTTTTAAAATCTTCTAAAGTTTCTTTCTGTTCTGCATATGCTAAATCAGATTCACTTTTTAGTTTCTTACTAAGGTTTTCAAATAGGTCGCTTATCTTACCTTTAGGTAATGAAGACGCTAATGTTTTACTTATCCCAGATAGACTATTTTTCAATGGTGTTAATTGCTTATTAGCCTCTTCTTGCATCTTACTTAGTTCGTATTTCAAATCGTTAAGAGAGCTTTTAGCATCATTATTTAAACTAGCTTCTAATATCTTACCAGCATGATCTTTTATACTCTTACTTTTTATATTATCTTTAGCAGCAGAGTAAGCATCCTTTATAGTCTCTTCTATTGCTTTACGTTTATTCTTCTTATCTTTACCTTTAGTAGACTTTGCTGTTTTCCCAGCATCATCTTCCCACTCACTATCTAGATCGTCAAAGTCAAAATCTTCGAAATCTTCTATATCTTCAAAGTCGTCTTTAGCCATGACGTCTCCTTATCATTTTTTAATTTTCTAGTAACTCATTATTATATAACTTACCCACTAGATCAGTCAAAAACCCTAGAATATCAGGGCTTTTTTGATTAACATCCCTAATAATAAGGAGGAAAAATGGCTTCTTTTGTGGATAAACTTTTTAATGTTGATTTCCTAACTATTAAGCCCGAACAACTTAGAGATATGCAAGAAGTAACATCCCTAGCGATTTACGAATCTAATAGTAAAGTATATGATCCTAAAGGACTTTTCTCAGAAACTATCTTCGGCCAGAGAGATACTGCTCTCCGATTTATCAAACCAGGTTATATAGATCTCAAAATGAATATCTTACACCCTTTTGCTTATAAGATACTTATAGGTCTAGATCCTATTTTCGATAAGGTAGCTTCTGGTAAAGTTAAAGCTAGTTTTAGTAACGAACTCAAAACCCTAATAGAAGACCCTAAAGGCGAAACTGGTTTTGATTTTTTCATGCGTACTCTTCCTAAGATAGAGTTCGATACACGTAATGTTAAATCTCGTTCAGTGTCTATAGAAGTAGTTAAGAAAGCACTTAGACCAGAAAATCTCATTCGTTACTTTTATGTTCTCCCAGCAGGTATGAGAGATATAGAAGAAGACTCTAAAGGCCGTCCTACACAGGATGAAATTAACGATATTTATTCTAAGATGATCATGGCGGTTAATGGTATACGTAATAATACTATTCGAGAAGATAAACTAGCTCAGTTTGATCCTTACCGTTATCGTGTACAACTTATCGCTATGGATATCTTTTTCTATATTAAGAATCTTATAGACGGTAAACGTGGCTTTATGCAATCTAAATGGGCATCAAGAGGTATTATGGATGGTACTCGTAATGTTCTTACAGCACTTCCTAATGTAGTTTCAGATCTTAAAGATCCTAATAAAATATCTTTTAACGATACTACAGTAGGTCTTTATCAATTCGTTAAGTCTATTTTACCTTTAGCCATCTTTAATGTTAATAAATATTTCATTTTTGGTGTTGCTACTCCTGCTTCTAATAACGTAACAGTTATAGATAGTAAGACGATGAAAACAACTTTTAAGTCTATATCTTCTAAAGATAAAGAAGCTTGGACAACAGCGCAAGGTCTTAACAATATTTTCAATAAGCTTAAACAAGATGTTATTAAGAATGACTATGCTAAAATAGGAAACGATTATATTGCTTTAGTAGAGGATAAAGGTAAAGAGATCTATGTTATTAAAGATACTAACAATATACCAGCAGGTGTTAACGTTAGTAAACTTAGACCAATAACATATGGAGAGTTAATTTATATTTCAGTAGCTCAAGCGGCTAGAGAGACTAAAGGTACAGTAACACGTTATCCAGTTATTAACTTAGGATCTATCTATCCTTCAGGTGTGTATTTAAAATCAACTGTTATAGGTAGAAGAGTTAAGGTATACATAGATAATGAAGTTATGGACTTGCCAGAGTACCCAGTGGACGGAGAAAAGTTCATGGGTAGCCTCGCGGCGTCAGTCCAGCATTTGGGCAAGTTAGACGGAGATAAACTCCAGTTGTTGTAAAGGTGCGTTTTTAAAGTTAATTAACTAACTTATGATATTGCCATTTAAAGGAATTAATCATGGGTAAAGTTTTAAAACAAGAAAACGTAATAAAAAATATGTCAAATAGACATAATAATAAATTTGATTACTCAAAAGTTATATATCAAAATAGTCGTTCTCCGATAACGATTATATGTCCAAAGCACGGCGAGTTTACTACGACATATGAGGCACACATGCGCGATACCGCAAAAGAAACAGGTGGGTGCCGTAAATGCGTTAATGAGCTCACAAGCTCAAGGTTTTTGATCCCTAAAGAAACCATTAAGGCAAGAATAGAAGAAGTGCACAAGGGAAAGGGTTATATAGTAGATTATAATTCTTATGGGAATACATGTGGTTATGTATGGGTAGAGTGTCCTAAACATGGAAAATGGTATGCGAACGTTGGCCATTTCTTACATGGTCATGGGTGTCCAAAATGCGGTATAGAACAACGTACTCGAACGCAGTCGTATACGAAAGAGGATTTTATTCGAAAGGCAAGAGAAAAACATGGCGATAAATACGACTATAGTAAAGTTGTATATCGTGGAACTGATATTCCTGTTGAAATCATCTGTCCACTTCACGGTGTTTTTTGGCAACGACCGCATAATCATATTACCAAAAAAGCACAAGGGTGCCCAGAGTGTTGGAAAACAAAACACCCATCATTGCGTCCTAAACAAACGGAAATTTTTATAAAGGATGCTCGTGCTATACATGGCGACAAATATAATTACGATAAAGTAGAATACATAAACAATAAAACACCAGTTATAGTAATTTGCCCAGAGCACGGTGAATTTAAGGTTAGACCTGATAATCACCTTATAGGTAAAACTGGTTGCCCTGTTTGTAGTTCTTCTAAGCCTGAAAAGATAATATATAACTTTTTAACCAAACATAAGATAAAATTCATTTACCAGTATAAATTGGACTATTTTGAATATAGATGGGACTTTTATATTAGCGATCTTAATCTTGTAATAGAGTATAACGGCGAACAGCATGAACGTTCTATTAAAGGTTTTGGAAATTTAGAAGCCCAAAAAGCTGTTGACCATATTAAGAAAGAGATTCTAAAATATAACCATATCAATTTAGAAGTTATAGATCATAGGACACGACTAGATGATCTGCCGGTAGAATTATCGTTAAGATTATCTAAATACGCACACTATTGTTATAATGGTAATTTTTATAAAAATCTAACTACACTTGGTAAAGTAATCGATATAAAGGATAAACCAATAGAATTTATTTATCCGTTTATTACAAAAAATTTATATAAACAATAAAACACAACAACATATTGTCATTTACTATTAATTGCGGGAAACCCTTAAAGCTAATAGATACCACTTATAGGTAGAAATACGCTATAATACTACACCCAGTAATGGAAGTGTGTAGCATGGTAAAAACTCTATTAGATATATAGGCAACCGACGCAGCGAAAAATGTGAATGCTAGATTCAGTTTAGTAAAACATTTGAGTTCAACGACTATCCTTTAAGCCGACGTCCAAAAATAAACGGCAACAGGAGTAGGGCCCTAGCGGGCGGGTGAGAGTCCCTTAATTCGAAATGTAGTAACTTATGTAATTTTATTATGTAAGAGATATAGTCTGCACCTATATGAAAGTATAGGCAGTTGAGTATTAACACATACTTGACGTACTTAGCCCGGCTAACTGAGTAGAACATGTGGTTTGATGGAGATACTGTGTCTTTCAATGCTGTTTTAACTAAAGAATCTGTTAAAGAGATTGATACTGCTTTAAATTCAAAAGCGTACTATATTATGCCAGACGGCTCGCTATCATATAGCGCAGCTACAGATACTTTAGATTTTGTGCTTAAGCATCTATCTGCAAACTAAATTAATAAGAACCTATACTTACTTTTAGTATAGGTTCCTACATAATATTTAATTTGTCATTTCCATTTAGTTATATATTCTTGTATATACCTATCTTAAGATAGTTATATATTCTTTATATAGTAGAAGCTAGATACTTCTATATCTTAAATTTATATCTAAAAGGAGCAAATGATGTTTATGAAGAAGAAATTAACATTTAAAAATAAATTATAAAGGATACCCATATGTCACACTCTTGTTATTACGACGAAGATGATTATGAAGAAGTCGATAGCGACTACGAAGATACTGACGATGAAACATGCTATGTACATGTTAGTTTTGAAACTGATGATGAGTTTGGTTTATACCCTGATATGGACGACACTGAAGATGACGAATATGATCCTGAAACGATAGACGATTCAGTCTTAAAGTGTTGTAAGTTTGAAAATGCTATTCACCTTCTAGAGAACATAGTCGACGATTGTCTAGATAGGGATACAGTAGATGCTATACAAATAACAGTAAATTGTCTTAGGAACGAAATACGTAATTGTTCAATGGACGATGAAATTTAAAAATACGAATAAATTAAGGAGACTTAATGGCAACTAATAGATTAATAGTGCTCGGGATTGGTGGCGCAGGCATAAATGCGAGTGACAAGGCCCTAAAGAGCTTAAAGGACCTTGGAGAAGGTTTTGCAGACGTAGAATACCATTTTATGGATACGAGTAGAAATAATTATGACAATATTGAACCGATTGGTTCATTTTACCAAACGAAAAGATTGGTATCTAACGATAAGAATGTTATTAACGGGGCAGGTGGCGACCGCCAGGGCATTGCCGCTGAAATACTAGCTAATATTCCAGATTTTTTAGATAGCATTAAACTTTCTAAGAAAGAAACTAACACTTTCGTTTGTGTTATCGCTAGTACCTCGGGAGGATCGGGAGGGTCTGGCCTGATAGGCGTAGTCGATGCTTTAATGGAAAAAGGCATCCCATGCTTTACTGTTATCATAGGAGATTCAGGCGATGCTCTTAAGCTTCGTAATACTCAAGCAGTATTAGCTACTTTAAATGCTAAAGCAGTTAATAAGGGTAAGTGCTTAATTTCTTACTATGTTAATAATGCAGAGATGGATAAATCTCAAACAGTTGGTGAGAAACTAGCTAATGAGCGTATAGCTAATGTTATGGGTGTAATGTCATTATTCTTATCTGGAGATAATGAGTCGTTAGACTCTACAGATATGGCAAATTTTATTAACCAACAAGACTATAAAGGTATTAAAACTCCTCCAGGTTTATATTCACTTTCTTTCCATAAGGGAGCAGGTGATATTAAACTTCCAGAGTACTGCTTACCTACAGTCGCTAGAACACTAACAAGACCAGGTTTAGATGTTGCTTTCAATCTTAATGTTTTACACCATAAGATCGGTAATGTTGTACATGAGAATGTTTTCGCTAAGTTTGGAGAAAATGCATTCCCATTGCATATTGTTGCTTCTTCTGGTTTACTTAAAGAAGAGATTAACCAACTAGCTAAACTAAATGAAGCTTCAGCCCAAAGGCAGAATGACTTGAAATCCAGTATGATAGAAGCTCCAGTTCATGCTACGATGGATGAAGAAACAGATATGTTCTTTTAACATATTCTAAGACTAGAGACAGAGATATTTTCTCTGTCTCTAGTCGCTATTATTATCTTCTAAAATAGCACAAAATACGTGATACTATATAGGGGGAGAGTTTTATGTCGCAAAATAGACTTAGCCGTTATAATGAAAAATTTAGACTTTATTTACCTTATGAAGTTTTAGCAGGATTACCTTTTTTTAGAGCTAAACCTATGCATCTTAGTAATACTCGTATTCTTAAGGATATGGTTACAGAAGCTCTTGGCGATTTTGGATTCAATGTTACCGAAACAGATCTAGACATTAATAAAGCTTTAGGCATTACTAAATATGATATTGATAGATTAAGTAGCGTATGTATATATGGTAATGATATTATTTTCGATGCTTTACAGAAGTATCGAGATTTACTTCATGAAGAATATATTGTCGTCTCTA